TGACAAGAGCCCAGCTAAAGCGGCTGCACTACAAAAGGACGGATAGGTAGCTGGCAGGCCGCTGATTCTACCAGCATCCCCAGCCACTTCAACGCCTGAAAGACAAAATCCACTCGACTGTTGAAGCGGGCGCCGTCAGCGGAACGACTCATGGACAGACTGTGCCAAATTCTTGCCACTAGGTGGCGCACGTTCATGCCGCGTTCTGCACATTTGGCTCTTCGTCACGATCAGCTAATGGACGCTAATGGATGGCGGTATCTAGCCGTTTTGGCTGGTGCTGCCGGACAGGATTGAACTGTCGACCTCTCCCTTACCAAGGGAGTGACGAACTGGCTGCAAACCCGCAGATCACTTGACCTTTCGCATGGTCGGTTGATCGGGCTGTGCCAGTTTCGTGTCAAAAATCTCCGCGACCGCCTTCCCCGCCTCGTCCGCGTGAGCATAAATTTCCAGAACCATACGCGCGGTCTTCCACCGCCCCGCCTGCATGACCTCTTTCACCTTGGCGCCGTTGTCGAGTGCGTTCGTCGCGAACGAGTGCCGGCCCGCCTGGTGCGATGAGAGAAACGGGATCCCCGCCCGCCGGCAGACCGCCTTCATGCGGTTGTGGATGCCCCAGCGATCGGCATAGCCGAACACCGGCCGGTCCTTGTCGCTGAGATCCAGTCGCGCCAGCCTGACGACGAGCTCCTGAGTGATATGGCAGGGCTCCCATTCGCTGGTCTTCGTCTCCTCGAGTTCGATGATGCGCTTGCTGAGATCGACATGGTCGGGCATCACGCGAGCAACCTCCGAGACTCGCGCACCAGTCTGCCACATGAACAGAACGGCAGCGGAGAGCCGGGGCAGCTTGTCCTTGTCGGCCTGTGTCATGAAGGCATCCAGCCACGCACGATCGGCCGCGCGGCGCCGCGGCTTCTCTGTCGGGAATAGCTTGACCGCGATGCGGTGGCACCAGCCACGCTCGGCAGCGTGATTGATGATGGCAACGGCGGGCACGATGGCCTGCCGGTTCCTGGTGGCATTCTTGAACGGGACCGGATCGGCGCCCTTCTTCGGAATGCGGCTGCCGTAGATCGTGCGGGCTGCGTCCTTGATATCCTCGGGCGTGATCGAGTGGAGCGGTCGTTCCTTGAACCGACGGACAAGGGGCGCGATAAATCGCTGATCGCCGTCGGCTTCTACGTAGCTAAGGGCGGCTTCTTCGAAAGTTCTGACCGCGGCGTCGCCATAGGAATGACGTTTCCATTCCTGCGCTTCGAAGATCGCCTTGAGCTCTTGGGCTCGCGCTTTGTCACGAGTGCCAAGACTTTTTCGTATGCGCTTCCCGGCAATGGTCCCACAGGCGTACCAGCGCCCTTCGCGTTCTTTGAGCTCGAGATCGGGCATGCCAGCGCCTCCCGGAGCGCGTCAACGTGCTGCGGGTAGAAGACCTTCTTCGTCCCTCGCCGCTCATAATGCGGGTGCTTCTTCAGCACGTCCACCAGCGTCCGCCGGCTGATACCGAGGACGAGCGCACAACCCGCCATATCCACAGGCTGCATCTGCCGAGCCCAGTCGGGGAGAGCCGTCATTGGATGGCCCCCGGCTTAAAGACGGGGATGCCCGCTTCCTTGGCTTGCCGGACCATATCGGCCGTCCCTCGTCCGCCCTCAAATGCGACCACGAGGTCAGGCTTCCCCTCGGTCAGCATATCCCGGTTGCGAATGGGGCCGGCCGCTCTTCCGTGGAAATCCCAGTCGGCGTAGAATGTCCGTACTGGAATGCCCTTCCATTTTGCGAACTGGCGCGCCATGTGATCGGCGCCGCGGGCGCCCCCCTCGATGATCACGGCGATCCCATGGGACTTTATGATCCCGCCGAGCCAAGACCCGAGTGTTAACGGATCGTTGAAGTTGCGCCCGCCGCAGACAAGGACGCGAAGCGGTCTGTTCGGGAGAGCCGTCACCGTCCCGCTCCAGCATCAGGGTTGGCGACGCCGGCTGGAATCGAACCAGCAACCTTTCGCTTAGAAGGCGGATGCTCTATCCCTTGAGCTACGGCGTCGAGTTTCGCGCGGAACTCCCTGGCGCTCAGATTGCCCTTGGCCGCATTACACCTTTGACAGGCCGCCACAAGGTTGCGATGGCCGCGCCCGCCACGCGAGCGTGGTATGACGTGATCACGCGTGGCGGAAAGATCTCCGGTCCCGCCGAGTACCATCGTGCAGCGGCAATACTTGCATCGGCCGCCTTGACGATAAAACAGTTCCTCGAGACTGGATGTCACCGCTCGCTCCCTCCAGTCTCGTGAGAGGGGATCTGGGCAGTTCCTGTGTCCGGTGGAGGGGCGGGGAGCTGGCGCCAATGTGTTGGGACATCTTCGCCGAAATGGTCTGGCGCCATCCCGTCATGAGAATCGAACGGATCACCGGCATGCCACGGCAGGTGCATGCCGAGCGTCGTGAACGGGAGATACCAGATTTCGCGCAATTCGCTGAAAGCCGGCTGGCGCACGCCATCCATGTCGTTAATGGCTGCGCGATGGAGGACGGCCAAGATGTGCGTTCCATCCCTAGGCGCCGGATGCTCCTTGTCATCGATCGGCCACCAGGCTTCCTGCTCGCGAAGGGCAGCGGCTATCAATTTGACCGCCACTCCTGTCGGCGAATCGAGATCGTCGGGATCGAGATGCGCTACGAGGTCCCGCGCCTTCTCCTCGTACCTATCCGCCATGCTCGCCTCCGTTCTGATCGAGGTCGCGGAGGCAGCACGACTTTCGCGGAGCTGAAAACAGCCCCGTCGTCTCGACGCATGCGAAGTCGGAGCCGTCGTCCGGATACTCGCTGTCGCGGTCCTCGAAGTCGTTGTCGTCGCTCCAGCAATCCGGCTCTTCGCAGCCATCGCACCCGCAACGGGAGAATTGATCGCTGCCGCAGCAAAGGAAGCCACAAGCGTTACACATCGGGGCCGCCTCCGTTCTGATCGAGGGCTTGGCGGCCGGCGGCGGTAGGCCGGTATGGGAGAACCCTGAATCGTCGATCGGATATTGATCGAGGTCGCCACGGCTCAACCAAACCAAGCGCCTCCAACTTCTGCATAGACGCGCGCCTAAACCAGTACACGAGGTGGCGGTCGTGAAAATCAACGACCTCACGCAGGGCGCCGCGAAGATGCTTCGTCAGCTTCTCCACCATCTTTGGCTCCTGGTTATCGGCCATGGGGAGGCTCGGGGGCGATGCGATCAAGCCGCTCGATCTCGGCGAGGATCAGTGCACCGGCCTTGACGAGGTTGCGGCGAGGATCAGCCGGCTTCCACCATGACCCTGACCAGGGCCACAGCCACTTGAGAATGTCCGCTGCGTGCCAGGTCGTGCGCGGGATGGCGTAGCAGGCAGCCGCGCGAGCCATTTCGCCCTTCGTGTGCTCGTCGTCGTCGTCGTGCTCGGCAGTCCAGCCCTCGAATTCAACTTGCCGCTTGCGCTCAGCGAGCACATCGATTGCGGCTTGCGAAAGTTCTGTCATGTCGCCTTCTCCCCCGAGGCGGGAGCGCGGCCTGTCAGCCAGAAATCGCTTCGCCCCGACTTGCTCACCGGCTCCCCATCGTCGCCGCAGCCGCTGCCGGAGCAATCAGGGCACTGCCCGACATCGGTTTCCAGGTAGGGGTCGTCGTGCTGCGGGTCGTGGCGGAATAGCCGGCCCTCGATGCAGCGGAGGTCGCCTTTAGCCATTGTCGTCGGCCTTTCGGTTGTCGTGAGCGAAGCGAAGGGAAAGGGTTCCGCGCAGATTGTTATCGAAAGCCGCCGTCACTTCCTTTGCCCAATCGAGAACCGCGCCAATTGGTGCGTCCTCATCGAACAAGCCGACTTCCTGCCACGTCGTGCCGATGCTTTCGTTGCCCTCGGCGCGATCCATGATCGCTGCCACAATGCGCTTAGCCATTGGTCGCCTCCCCCGAGGCGGGAGCAAGGGCGGCGTCAAGTGTCGACGCAGCACTAACAGGCCATCCGTGTTCAAGTTCACGGCGCGCTCGACTTACCGCTTCCCGCAGCTTCGTGTTCTCCCCCTTGCACTCGGCATGGGCGGCGGAGAGGCGGAGGTAGTCGCGACACATACGACCGGCATCGTCGGCGCGCCTGACAAACCATGCGCGTTCCTCCGCCGTCGTCTGGTCCCCATCCCCTATCGGCGCCTCGTAGACGGCGAGCTTGGCTTCGGCGGCAAAAGCGCGCTCACGCCACTGTTCGGCATCGGCTTCGGCCTCTCGATAAGCCGCATGGGTGGCCTTGTGCTTGGCCACTTCCTCATCCCTCTGGATGCACAATTGACCGCGCCGCCTATGAAGGAAAGCGCAGTCCTCCTTCAGCCTCTCGACCTCCTTCGCGAGCCCTTCCGCACGGTCATGCCAGCGGGCGAGATCGCGGAGGAGGCGGCCGGCAGCGGTCCCGCTCAAGCTCCACATGGCGGCACCGTCGGCATGGCGTTGCCAGTCGTCCCGTTCGGCCTTTGTTGTCTCCTGTCCCTCCACCGGAGGCGGGACAGGCGCCGCTTGCCCGGCAGCGTCGGCAAGGGCGCGTTCTCGCCCGTAATTTTCCGCGACTTGCATCGCGCTATTCACGACCGTGAATAAACTCTCGCTTTCTCCGGGCTTGCTGTAGTGTTTGGAGATGGACTCTGCCGTGAAGACCCAGCGATTGGCCGAAGTGTCAGGTTCCCTCTGCGTGGTCATGCCGGCCTCCGCGGTTCGATATTGCTGGATCGCTTCGCGAAGGCCTCACGAACATCGTTGGCGGCATTGTTGTCGCCGTCGAGCCAGAGCATCCGATGGAACTTGACGCCGACACATTGGACATAGGCGCCTTCACCATCGGCCGTTTCGACTAGCTCACATTCAAAGCCGCAGAATGGGCATGGCTGTTCGAGAACGCTCGGTTGCGTGGTCATGTCTGGGGGTCTCCAGTGAGGGCTCGGATGTTGGCGGCATCAGCCATGTCTTTCTCGTGGGAAAACACACGGATGCCGCGAGGCGTGTTGCGGGCGCAGTCTTCGTGCCACTTCGCCGCCTTCTCGATCCCGATGCGCTCGCCTTCTGCCAGGCCGCGCTGGTGTTCGGAGGAGAGGGCGTCGGCGATCGCTCGTCGCATGCCTTTCCACCCGGTGTATTTCCCGGTAACCGTTCCTGTGGTGTCGAACAGCCAGTTCGCGAACCGATCGACAATCTCGTCCGCTGTCGCCCGCCCCGTGCCAGCGTTAGCCGAGGCGGGCGGGGCTACAGGGCCGCCCTCCTTCTCTGCCTGGAGACGCTGGTAGAGGTCGCGGGCCTTCATCGCGGCCGACCAAATCACCCAAAAATCGTAGCTGACGATGTCTCCCATTTGGTTCAGTGCCGTTTCGGGAGAGGTGGTCGCCGGGAAGTAGTCCTCGACGAAGTCCGGTCCCAGACGCTTGACGAGCTGACTGGCAGCGTGGTTGCCGGCGGTCGTCACGTCGCGCAGCACCTCGATGATCTTCTCGTGGGTGATCGGGGAGGTCATGGGGCGCGGCCCTCCACCTTGGCGAACGCAGCAAGCCATGCGAGCACCTCTTGGTCCGAGAAATTGATTGGCCGCATCCCGATGGCGATCCGAAACGCATCCGTCGCCATGCAGACCGCAAATGCGCGGTGGTCCCATTCGCGGCCGCCGTAGCTAAAACGGGACATCGTCGATTACCTCCACAGGCTTCGGGCGGGGATCAAAAGGCCCATACATCCTGCCGGGAGGCAGACCGAGATCGCGCCGGCGCCGCTCCTCAACGATGGCCTCGACCTCGGCGCGCGTGATCTCGTATCCGGCGCGCCAGGCGTCCTCTTCGATTAAGCTCGCCTCGTCATACTCCTCCTCGTATTCGCAGGGCTCGCGCGTTTTCCATGCGTCATAACTGTTGCGCCAGTGTTCGGAGTCCATCTACGCCGCCTTTGATTGAAGAGAGGGGGGATCGCTTGCCTTGGGCAGGTCTTCGGGCGTGACGCCGACGAGGCCGGATATCCACTCAAGGACGGCCTGCTTCGAGCGGTTGAACTGCCCCTTCTCGGGCATGCCCTTCCGCGATTGGCTGAGCGGCCGGCGCTCCACCACCACGCAGTCATTCACGGCGATGATCGCGTAGTCCTCGTCGAGGTCGATCGGCTTCAAGGTGGCAGCGAGGCGCCGAGCTGCCGCCGGGCTCTCCATCGCGAACCGGCGCTCCCGGAAGAAGCCCGTCATGATGAGCGCGTGCTTGCGCAGCACCTCCTCGGTCTGGAACCGCTCGACCAGGTTATCCGGGAGGCTCGACCAGACGTCATGGACGGTGGCGAAGAAATGATTGTGGGATGCCTGCGACCGCTCGTCCACCTCGACCAGCCGATAACGCTGGCCGATGACGAACTGCTTGTCCGCGTCGGCGCGGTGGAAATGGGCGATCTGCATCGCCTCGCCATCCCAGGTGAAGACGAGGGGCTTCATGCTGCGATCCTCTGCTGCAGGCGCGCCAGCTTGTCCTCAACCTCGGCGAGGAAGCTGATGATGTCGCGCTCGAGCTCCGCGATGTGCCGATCATCCCGCGGAATGCGTTGCACGAAGAGGCGGTGCTCTTCAGGAAGCCGAGGATCATAGGAGACGAAATCGCACCAGCGGCGGCCGGTGCAGGCCATCTGCCATTGCATCTGCGTGACGTACTTCCCGGCGATCGAGGCGTCGCCGAGGAGCGTGTCGATATGGTTCGCGGTGTTCGGACACTTGATCTCGACCAGTCCGTCGGCGCCGACCAGGCCATCCGGGCTGGCGTGCGTTCCTTGGATGCGCGGGTGGCGCACAAGGCCGACGGTGGTCACCTCGACGTCTTCGGAGAACTCGTAGGCTGCGCGCGCCTCCGGTTCCATCGCCGTGCCCCACTGCATCGCCGCGTTGGTGTAGTTCTCCGCAGCAACGCCGGTCAGGCGCTCGGCAATGATCTCGGCCATCAGGTTGGCGCGGGAGGTGCCCCAGCCGCTCTTGGTGCGGGCGACGGCATCGGCGACGCGTGATGCGCCAAGGCTCCCGACACGCGCCGCAATCCATTCCGGTGTCCCCTGGATCAGATCCTCGGTCATGCGGCAGCTCCGGCCGCCTGGCGCCGATCGATGATCTTCTTGATTGAGGCCACGGCGATGTCGTACCGATCGGCCGGAAGCGCCTCGACCGTCTCGATCTTGAAGTGCGTGAGAAACTTCTGGCGGTCGTAGCTGATACTCTCCATCAGCTCGATTAGGTTCGCGGCCTGCGCTTCGCTGATTGCGGCAGGCGGCTCCTCGGCGGAACTGGATGCACGGCCATCGTCATCCGACGCCGCCGCGAGACCGAGCGAGCCCTTGAGCGTGTAGCGCTGCAGGTAGGTGATGGCTGACCCGACAGCCTGGATGCTATTCTTGTTGCCGGAGTCGTCCCGCCCCGCAGTCAGCGAGTTCTCTTCCGAATAGCCGTCGCGGTGCGACAGAATGCAGGTCACGCTCACCGGCTCGTTAGGGAGGGACGAGGTGCGGAACCGGTACGACAGGCCGTGCTTCGCGAGGATCGGATCGACCGTGCGCGCGATCTCGGCGAGGTCCTCGTGCCGATAGTGGGTCCGTCCCTTCTGCGACGTGAAGTCCACGACACGGTTCTTCGCGATCACGGGGATTTCCGCCTTGGCATCGGCGACAGCAGCATCGAACGCACGGCGCGCCTGGTTCTTCTCGTGCCGCTCCTGGAGGTCCATTAGCTTCGCCAGCGTCTCGGTGCTCGCGCCCTTCTCAATGGCGCGGGCGAGCATCTCCAGCGGCGATGTCGGCGCCGGCAGGGTCTGCGTCTCGTCCGTCTTTGCAACTGCGTTCATCACCATTTCTCCACTGTTCCATCCATGCGACGGCGAATGCCCGAGGCACGGGTGCCAGGCATCGGGCGCGCCTGCTTCGGGCGCACGCCGTTGTGCTTCGCGCGCACCTCGTATTCCTTGGACTTCTGGGCGACGTCGGCCGGCGTCTTCACGTTCCGATCGCACCAGTCGCAAAGCAGCTGCAGATTCCGCTCGCAGTTCTCGCCGCCGTTGACGATGGCGATGATGTGATCGGCCACCCACCGCTCACCGGCGACGATCGGCCGGGTGCAATTCTGGCAGCGATGTTCAGCGCGCTCCTTGACGCGGAGACGCACGCGCGGCGGGACAGGCGTGTCCTGCGTGGCGCCGATCCATTCGGGGAGCGAGCGGGCGGTCACGGCTCGGCTCCAAAACAGGAGGTGAGAGTCGTGCGCGGCAGCCAATTCACGCAGCCGAAATTCTCGTGTGTGACAATTGCCGGCCGGGCACTTGAACTGGGCCAATCAACCCACATGCGCGGCTCAGGGCCGTCGAAGTCAGCGCGGCATTCGCCCCACAGCGTAGTCTTGGTGCCTCGCTTCCAGCGCCTGCAAGACATGCAAACGCGTTTCGAGTCTTGGTCCTGCAGGCGCAGGCGATATGCTTTGGCGATCGCTACAAGGCGGATGGCGAACGCGGAGCGTCGAGCCACGGCTCGCTGGTATCCACGCGTATATGCGCGCTTCTCAGCCTCTGATTGGGCCATCACGCCTTCTCCTCAACCTCGGCGCCCGGAACCTCGGGCGTCGGCTCATCGTCGCGCGGGCGGCCTTCGCGCATCTTCTGCGCAATGCGGTCGACGATCGGGCCGGCCACGTCGCCGATGGAGCGGAAGGTGTCGGGCTCGGGCTTGCGGCGCTTCAGCATATTTTGAACCCGCCGGATGCCCGCAGGAAGGCGACGAATTTTCCGACGTTCTCGACGCTGAACGGATAGGAAGCCGCATTCGGGCGGATGAAACCGCGCCCCAAACAGCTGTTGCACTGGATGCCGCCGTTCTTCGGATCGCCGGCACCGCAGTTCGGAGGCGGCGCGCGAGTTCCCGTCCCGTCGCAAAGCCAGCAAGGCTCGTCGGGCATCATTTCGATCGCGGACGTGCGTTTCCGCGCGTAGTCGGCGCACCGGCCGGCATCTATCTCCGCCTGCAGCTTGTCGGCCAAGGCGACCGCGCCTTGCGCATCGAGGCCGTCGCCGTCGTTCGACTGCCAATAGGTGCATCGTGCCGTGATTTCCGGCGCCACCTCACAGGCGTAATCCGCGAGCGGACGCCACCACCAGGCGTTGTTGCGGAAATACTCGCCGCTCTTGCTGGTCGGCTGCTTGCCGAAAACATCCATGCCCATCACACGGCTCCCACGATGATCGCGCCGATGAAGCCGATGCAGAACGCGACGCCGCACAGGCTCGCGAAGTGGATGCGCTGGTTCATTTCGAGGCCTCGTACTTGGCGATTTCGGTGAGCACGCGCGTCGCCGCAGCCTTCACCGACGCCAGCGTGTAGGCCGGCACCCGGTGCTTGATGTCGTGCATGTCGTAGGCGAGCACCGAAGCGGTCAGCAGCTCGCCGCTGGCGTCCTTGAAGGTGCCGTAGAGGTCGAGCGCGTCCGGCGGCAGTGTCACCGAGGCGCGGAGGTCGGCGAGGGTCGACATCACGCAGCCTCCGCCGTCAGCACCGCGGCGCCGGTCAGAACCTCCAGCGCTCGCTCCGCCTGCTTCAGGGCGACCAGCGCGTCGTGGCTGAATGCCCAGTGACCGGCCGCGCCGAGACCTTCCATCTTCGCGATCTTGTCGCGGCAGCGGACGAGCAGCGCCGGATAGGTCTCGTCGGTGTAGCGCCAGCTCAGGCCGTCGATGGCGCGCCAGATGCGCCACGTCTGGTCGACCATGATGGCGGCGGCTTCACCGAGCGGCATGCCCCAATCGCGGCTATGCGCCGGCAGGGCTTCGATCTTCTCGACTGCGGTGCTGAGGGCGTCCATGGCTAAGCGGCCCGTGCTCTCTAGAAGTCGTAGCTGGCGGACACGGAGGCGTAGTAAGCAGCCTCATCAGCGACGTGCTTCCACGCCGCCTTGCGGGCGACTTCCTTGCGCTCGTACACGGTCTTGAGCGTCTTGCTCTCGGCGGGCTTGGCGGTGGTGTTGGCCTTGGCTTCCATCGTGTCCTCCATCTGCCGCCGTCTGGCGGGTGATGAAGGGAATATGTCACCGAATTGGTGACGGGTCAAGCACCGTGACACCAGTTTGGTGACAAATATTTGCGTGCCGGTCCGGAGCCTGCTACAACGGCGGCATGACAGACGACGCAATTAGCCTGAAAGGCGCCATCGAGGGCGCGCGCAGCGGCGCGGAATATGGGCCCATAGCCGATCCGATCGGCCCGGCACGGACGTTCGTGGCCTACCGGCCCCTAGAAGTCGAATGGGCCGATGGAACGCCTATAGACCTTGGTCGGATACCAGCGCGCGTTGTACTGCGGACGGTGGCAGAGCCGACATTGAGCCGCAAGCGTCGCACCGAAGTTTGACGCCCCGGACCTTGGGGCTGGCATCTTCATCAGGTGATGGAGCCCGATCCACGATCTGACGCCGACCACAATTGGGACACTCGACGAAATACCACCAGCCTGGCGCTGCTCGTTCCATCGTCCCTCACGTGTCGATCATGGACCGTTTCACCCGTCCGACCACTATGGGATCGTCCACCGGGAATAGAGGTTCATGAGCGGTGTTCACCGAAACCGGCTCGAAACGGGGCGGGGGGCCGGGCCTATATCGCTTGTAGGTGGCGTTGCCGTCCTCATCGGCGATGACGTAGAGCCCATTCGGAACGAGCCGGCGGTCGCGCCGATCCACGAAGATTATCGACTCCGGCGGGGATATCCGGTCCATGCTGTCGCCAACCACCTTGAGCGCGATCCAGTCGCCGGGCGGTAGGTCCGTTACGGTAACGCTCCCCAGGGCCTCGTCGGACACGTCTTCGCGCATCATGGCGCCGGCATTCACCCAGGAGAGTAGGGGAACCGTTTCGGCGGTGCTTTCGACAAACACCAGTTCTTGCGGGCTGGCGTCAACATGTGTGGCTAGGCGCCGCGCCCAGTCCGGCGTCAGCTCCCTCTCTTGATCGGCGAACCGACTGACGTTCTGCTTTGAGGTCTTGGCGAGCCGGGCCAGCGCAGTCGGGCCTAAGCCCTTGCGCTCCATAAATTCTTTCAACCGGTTAGGGTATTTGCCCTTCATGCGAAGCAGGCTGTCACCGGATCGGGGACGGAGCCAGCATCCAAGATGGTGACGTGCCCTCTTGCGTCGTCACCAAGATGGTGACATATTGGCGGGCATGCAGCTCGCCGCTTACCTCGACCTCGCCAAGATCACGGACCGGGATTTTGCCGAAACCATCGGTGTGACCCGGCAGGCCCTTCATCGTTATCGGCAGGGGCTGCGCATCCCGCGCCCCGAGGTTCTGGCGAAGATCAAAGCCGCCACCGATGGCGCCGTGACCGCCAACGACTTCATGTCTAACTCGACGGAGGCCGCATGATCAACGCCTCACGCCTTCTCCGCTCGGTCGAGCCCCGCGTCGTCACACGGATCACCGGTCAATACGCGGGCCAGTTCCTGGAGTGCACGACGGCACCCATCATCCCGGACTTCGAGAGCCCGGTAGAAGAGCCTGATCCCTACCAGTTCGGGCTCGTCGGTGACGGATTTCATGACGACCGCGAGCCATTGCAGGGGGACGAGTATGTCAAGCTCGTTCATCGGTGGAACGTCCTGCTTGCCGGCGTGCTGGTGGTCATTGGCGCGCTCCTGATCGCGGTGGGGAGGCTGTGATGTTTCAGGTCGGGCAGCACGTGCTTTGTGTGCGAGCATTTTCAGCGACGCTGTTCAACCCGGGTGAGAATGGTCCCAAGGAAGGGACGGTCTACACGGTACGTGCGGTCGAGCGGGACGGGGGCGACGTAGGTCTGCGACTGCACGAGATCGTAAATCCCCACGTTAGATGTACGCGCAGCGACGTCCCTGGCTGGTTTTTCGAGGAGCGCGTCTTCCACGCAGAACACTTCCGCCCTCTCTCCTCCGATCGCCTCTCCATCTTCCGCCAGCATTTTGCTCCGTCTCCCACTGACAAGGTGGATGCATGAGCCGGCTGTCGCGCTATTGCACTTTGCCAGCGTCGGAACGTCTGCCGGCAGGCAGATACTTCCTCAGTCTGTTTCGTGTTGCTCGCATGGACACGCTGACCATCGCCAGGAAACACGGTTGCCACGAGGCCGAGGTCGTCAAGTTGATGCACCTCGCTCGCGAGCATGAGCGCGCCTCCCGTCATGAATTGGTGAGTGCATGAGCCGGCCGGCACGCTGGGGACATACTACCGGCCGGCTCTACCGACAGGCGGCGGCTCTGTCGGGCAAAGAAATTCGCGCGTGTGTGCGGATCGCTGCCGGGGCGTGTCCCGGTGTTCACCAGCTAGGAAAGGGCTTCGTCAAGGACGCATTTCCTGGATTTGGATTTGACGCTTCTTTGAGTTCCTCCCTGAGGCTACGGCCTCCACCTTATCGGGGCGCGAATGCCCCGATCCTTTCCCATTTCGCATGCGGCGGGCCTTCCCTCGGGCACCCGCAGAGCGGCGACCGGTCCTCGTCCAGCCCTCCCCGCGAGTTGACCGGTCGCCAGCCTATCCAAGATGCGCTGCGCCACGGCGTCCAGCTGCTCAAACTGGGAGCCAACTAGATGCGGGGTCGCGATTTGCGCGCTGACACGCTGCGAGAGCTCCTCGACTACGATGCAGCCACCGGCATTTTCAGATGGCGCTGTGGGCGACGCGGGACCGTGCGTAAGGGCAATGTCGCGGGCAAAGTCGCGTCTCGCGATGGCTACGTCCTGATCAAAATCAAGGGGATCGATTATCGCGCCCATCGCCTTGTTTGGCTCCACGTCCACGGCAATTGGCCAAACCTTCATATCGATCACATCAATGGGGACGTGGCCGACAACCGTCTCAGCAATCTGCGTGAGGCGACGGATTCTCAGAACCTCGCCAATTCCCGACGCCACAGGGACAACAGCTCGGGGTTTAAGGGCGTGACCAAGTTGCCTCACGGCAAGTGGATGGCGCGCATTCGACATCATAGGAAGCTCTTCCATCTGGGCACCTTCGATACGCCGGAGATGGCTCACAACGCCTATGTCGAGGCAGCAAACAAGCTCTTTGGCGAATTCGCGAGAGCTGCATGAGGACATCCATCTTACTCCGAATTGGTTCGCGTCGGCCCTCGTCTGCCAGGACCGGCCTTCGCGATCTGAGGAACGTTTCCGCTCCCCCTGTCATCCCGAAAGATGACCCAGGAGCGTTTGCATGTTGGTCAAAAAGAATTTGCTCGCGGAGCAAGCCATGAGTTCGGTTGAACTTGCTGCCGAATATGCCAATCGGATGATCGAGCACGAGGCTCGCGGATCGTCCGACACTGAACCGGCCATCCATCGGATCGAGGCCAGATTCGGGATTGGCTATTGGACGCTGTGGAGACTGCGCTACCGGCGTCGCGAGCTAAAGACGATTGCGGCTGACCAGTTTCAGCGCATCCGCAGCGCCTACCTCGCGACGTGCCAGCGGCAGCTAGCCGCTCTCCAGCATGAAATCGAAATCGAGGAGGCGCGGTGCGGCAATGACGCTTTTGGCGATCTGGCGACTAAGGCTGAGCGTCTGGCTGCGCGCCTACGCGATGCGAGCGGAACGGCTGGACCACGTGCGCCGGCTGATATGGATGGCGAGGTGTAGGGAATGACCCAGCAAGTCAAATCGATCATCGAGCGCATCCTCCGCTTGAAGGATGAGCAGGACGCGCTCGCCAGTGACATTCGCGATGTCTACGCCGAGGCGAAGTCGAACGGCTTCGACAAGACGGCGCTGGGGATCGTCGTCACCGCCGTCCGCAAGCGGGACAAGAACCCGGAGAAGTATGCGGAGCACGACCAACTCGCGTCGCTCTATCTGGCCGCCTATGATGGCGTTGGCACGACCGTTGCAAATATTAGCACGGGCGCGCACACGCCAGCGCGCGACGCATCGAAGCCCAAGCTGGTAGTGCCGTCGGATGACGACGGGCTAGAGATTCCCATCTCTCTGCGTCGGGTCTCGGCATGACCGACACCCTCGCCCAAGACATCGTAGAGGGGCGGATCACGCATCGACGCCGCTCTCCCGAAGAAGAAGCGGCGCTTGAGGCTGCCTTTGAGAAACTCTGCCGGGACTACTATCGCGAAGTCATCCCGCGGATGCTGACCACCGACGGCGGCCCTGCATACACGGGGCCTGCCGTTACTCCGCTTCGCGATGAAGATCCCCACGCCCCCGATGCACACACCTTCGGAGGCTAGGGGGATGCGAAACCAGCCCGAATATCGCCTGCACTACTACACGGTCGAATTGCTCAAGTTCAACCGCGCTCCGGGCGTCGTCTACTTCCATTGCCCGAACGGGGAACACCGCTCCAAACGCACTGCGGCGAAGCTCGCCACCATGGGCGTGCTGAAGGGCGTGGCCGATATCTGCATCGTCCTTCCAGGCGGCCGGATCGCTTTCCTCGAGTTGAAAGCGGAGGGCTCGTATCTCTCTCCGGATCAGCGCGCATTCAGGACCGCCGTAGACGCGCTAGGAGCGCCATACGCGGTCGCCCGGTCGCCAGAGGACGTTGTGGAGGTCCTAACCGAATGGGGCGCCCTGCGGGGTTCGGCGAGGGCGGCGGCATGACCAAGTTCTCCGGCATCGTGAGAATCCCGTCGCGCACGCTCCAGCTTCTTGCCCAAGGCGCCGGGGAGCACTTTCTCTCCGTCGGCAGGCATGCCGAGTTGTGCCTGATCGCAGCCCTTCGCCTTGATGAGCCGCCGCGGCTTCGCAAGTTGGCCGAGCGGCAATGGGCGGACCTCGTCGATCTGAATATCTGTCTCTCGGCGCAAACCCTGCAGGACCTGTCACAGCGCAGCATCGACATGGGCGCGAGCCTTCCGAGCTACATGCGCGCCATCCTTGTTGATGCGGTCGGCGCAATGCCAAGTCCCGTTCCGAAACCCGATCCCGGCTTTCGCAAGTTCCAGCCGGCGAAGCTCATCGTCGAGCGCGACAACCGAATCGGATGGGCCAACTTCAGCATGGGCGATCCTTCTCCCGGTCGGTCGGCGCTCGACCAAAAGAAGAATGCACAACCCCTCAGCAAGATAAGCGTCGCGAGGGTGTGAATAACGTGTGGATAAGGGGGATTGCCAGTTAAGCCCGTGGCCGGTTTCGGGTGAACGGCGCATCCTTCCGGGTCTGTGGAAATGATTTGCTTGGGGCCAAAGATGACCATCTTGAAAGCCTTCGATACGACGCGCTCGCGGCAGGCGCAAAAGCTATCGCTGATGAGCGAGGGCTATCGAGTTGCGGCCGAAATCCTGGAGATCGCAACCGCGCACGGCGTCGATGACGCGGTGATCGAGGACATCTTCCGCGTCTGCCAGCGGGAAGCGCAGACGCTTGAACTGACGCTCGCCCGGAAGCGCGCATGAACGCGCTGACGCCCTTCACGCCGGCTCTGCCTTCCATGGTCGAAGCAGAGCAGGGGCTCCTCGGTGCACTGCTCGCCAACAACGAGCTCGTGCCGCTGGTGGCTGGCTATCTGCGAGCGGATCATTTCGAGGAGCCGCTGCACAGGGCGATCTATGGAGCGATCCTGCAGAGGATTGCGCAGGGACGTGCCGCGACGCCGCTGACGCTGGCCCCGGACATGCCGCCCATTGCCGAGCCCGGGCTGACTGCCATCGGGTATCTGGCGCGGCTTGTGGCCGGCGCATGGACGGTTTCGGAGACGATCGAGGGGACTGCCCGGGAGATTGCCATTGCCGGCGCCCGGCGCACGCTATCGGCTCTAGGCGGGGATCTTACCGAGGCGGCCAATACGCCCGGGCTTTTGCCAGGCGAGATCGTCGCGGATGCCGAGATGAGCCTGATCAAGGTCAGCGACGACCTTGCATCACTCACCGGCAACGCCAAAGAGCCCCAGGATTACGACACGGTGGTTGCCCGGGCCGAGGATCGGATGAAGTCCGGTCGCTGGCTCCGCGGCATGAGCACCGGCCTGCAGACGCTCGACGCCAAGATCGGCGGGTTTGCTCCGGGAGATTTCATCATCCTTGGCGGCCGGCCGAGTATGGGCAAGACGGCGCTGGGTGTCGCGCTTGCCCGCATGTCCGCCCGGAACGGGGGCGGGGTTTCCTTCATCTCGATCGAGATGCCGGAAGAGCAGGTACGCCAGCGCCTTCTGGCGGACGAATGCGAAGCCTTGGGCACTCCCGTGGCTTACTACAACATCTCCCGCGGCCGAATTGATCCGTCGCACGTGGAAACTATGCGCAGAGCCTCGGCCAGGCTCAAGAAGCTGCCGCTGGTCATCATCGATCGTGGCAACCGTCTGTCGGACCTGCCAGGACATATCCGTCGGTCCCGCCGGCTGCTCAACCAGCACGGCAAGTCGCTCGACCTGATGATCATCGACTATCTCGGGCTGCTTCGTCCCGGTGACCGCTACAGGGGCCAGCGGGTGCACGAGGTCGGCGAGATCAGCGCCGTGGTGAAGTCGCTCGCCAAGAGCGAGGGCATTGCCATCATCGGCCTGCACCAGCTCAACCGGCAGAACACGCAACGTGAGGACCGCCGTCCCCGCATGGACGACCTCCGCGACAGTGGCTCGCTCGAGCAGGACGCGGACATGGTGATGTTCGTCCATCGGGAGGCCTACTACATCCAGCGCCCGGGCTACATCAAGTTCCCGACCGAAGCAGAGCAGATGGAAGCCCTGCTTGCGTGCCAGCACGAGCTGGAGGTCATCGTCGGTAAGCAGCGCCATGGCCCGGTCGGCACGGTGAAGCTGTACTTCGACGAGACCACGAACACCGTAAGGGATCTGGCATGACCGCCAATCCCTGGGATAAGTTTTTCTGGAACGACTGGGAAAATGACCCAGCACTGAAACTGTGCAGCCTGTCTGCACAGGGATTGTGGATGCGCATGCTTTGCATCTGTGCGAAGGCCGAACCGAAGGGGTATCTCCTCGTAGCCGGACGGCCTCTTTCTCCTACCGACTTGGCCAGCCTCGTCGGGAAGCCTGAGGGAGAGGTTGAAACGCTCTTGCGAGAATTATCCGTGCAGGGCGTCCTGTCGCTCGATCGCAAGGAGCGCATCTACAATCGACGCATGGTGAGAGATGCTGCCCGCTCACGAAAGGCGTCCGAAAACGGCAAGTTGGGCGGGAACCCAAGTCTCGGAAAAGAAAGAGAAAAACGACAGTCGCTTAACCCACCCCTTAACCCCGAGGTTAAGCCCCATAAGCCAGAAGCCAGATATTCCGAAGCTAAAGCTTCGGGCGCTGTCGCGCCGCCGACCGAGTTCGAGGAGGACGACCGGACGAAGCTGTTTGGCCCCGGCCGGCAATGGCTCGAAAAGCAGACCGGGCAATCGACGAAGCAGGTCCGAACGCTGATCGGCCGCTGGCTGAAGCTGGTCGGGGACGACGCGACGGCAGTGCTCGCCATCGTCCGCAGAGCCAAGGACCTCAACATCGCAGAGCCGATCGCCTGGATCGAGGCTGCCCTGCGGGGGTCCATAGCCCCGGCCGCCCATCGCGACGATGGCGTGACGGATCGGCACGGCCACCGGATAGATTGGGATGCCCGGGCGATCTTCTTCGCTAAATCCGGCATGTGGCTGGAAGAGTGGGGAGACCCCAAGCGAAGCATCCCCGCGGAGCATCTACCAAAGTTCGAGAAGCTACTAGAGGACGCGTAATGCCAGCCCAACTTGAAAGGACGTAGCCATGAGCGAGCCAATCAGTCTCGATGCTGTCCGGGCCGCACGAGAGCAGCCGGAAGCGGACTTAGTCCGCAAGGATGGCTTCGGCCGTCCGATGTTCTGCTTTCTGCTCGAATACACCATGGGTGGCGATGAATGGGGTCACAAATTGTGGGCGTACTCTGAGGACGATGCCCGCGCTCGCGTGGCCGCCATGAGGGAAAGCCTTGTGCTGCGAGGGCAAATTTTCGGGACGGTGCCCTCATGACCACCCCCGACGCAGCAACGGAGGCGCTGGCCGAGGCTAAGGAATTCGTGCGTAGTTGCATGAGGATCTTCAGCCAAGCTTTTACCGAGAAGCAAATCGATGCACTCGCTCGCAAGGTGCTTGCTGCGCGCGGCTACGTCATCAGGAAGGCGAGGAAGAGCGGATGAGCGACATACCCAGCACCGAATTTGTTCACGACCACCGCATCCTCATCGCGATAGCGGAGGCATGCCAGCGGCCGGAGAGCCCGTCCTATTCGTGGCACGTGTTCGACTGGGTGGCATGGCGGCTGAGATGGAAATACCCAGCGGTCCGTAAGGGGTACGCAATCATCAACCGGGACTCGATGATCACCTAATGCCCAAGCCCAAGAAGGACAAGGCCATGGCCCACACGCCGCTGCCAGAGCCGCGGTGGTATGCCGTCCACACCCGAGCCGGATGCGAAAAGGCAGCTGCCGAGGAATTGGGACGGCAAGGCTTCTGGACCTGGTATCCTTTCGATCGATATCGGGTGAGGCGCCGCCGCCCCGGTGCTCGCGATCTGGTGACGTGGGTCGAGCGGCCGCATTTCAGCCGATACGTGTTCGTCGCGCTCCGCTATCTCGAGGAAGCCATCGGGGACGTGAACGATGCAGAAGGCGTTGCCCGCGTCGTGTGTGAGCGGTTTACCGGTCGCCCTCTTCAGATCCCCACCGTCATCATGGACGCGCTCATGGACGAGGCGCTTGTGACGTTCGACGATGAAGCCGGATCGGCAATGCTCAGTTCCGACATCCTGAAGCTCACGAAGCGCAAGGGCAACGAGGAAGTGATGAACCTCGTCAACAAGCTTGGCCGCTGGGTCTATTCCGAGAAGGCCAACGCGGCCTAGCTGTGGATTTTGTTCCTAGGACTTGACGCCCAGGATAATTGTCCTCTACATATGGCGGATGACACTGGTCTTGCGTCGTACGGCGTCTCCGCAAGACCGCGCTGCCCCGGCCCGTTCAGTGGAACGAAGAAGAATTGGGCCTGACGACTGCTCCGGGGAGCGTCCACACAAAACCGGCTTAGGGCGGTGGGGCGAAGCTTTGCCATCTGGTACGCGGCGGATTTACCTCTCTGACGGAACGTGGGCGCTGGTAGATGAGACCGACGCAAAGCGTGTCGCCCAATTCGATTGGGTGATTTCGCGCTCGGCGCGCACCATCTACGCACGAACGAGCAGCAAACGGCTTGGTGCCAACTGGCGGCTCATGCATCGCCTAGTGCTTGATGCGAGGCCGGGCCAGATAGTGGACCACATCAACGGCAACGGCCTCGACAACCGCCGGGCCAATCTGAGACTGGTAACTGCAGTGCAGAACGCGCAGAACCAGTTTGTGCAAGCCGGGCCAAAGACGTCTCAGTACAAGGGCGTCCACTGGGACTCGGTAGCCCAGCGGTGGGCGGCCAGCATAACGGTGGACGGCCATGCAATCGAGCTAGGCCGCTTTGATCGTGAGGAGATAGCCGCCCGGGCCTACGATGACGCGGCTATCGTGCATTTTGGTCCGCATGCGCGGACTAACGCGATGATGGGTACCCTTCCGGGCATGGCGCCTGTGGAGAGAAACGTGAAGTTTGACCGCGGGTCCCGAGAGCTGGTCCCCAACCAGATTGATCCGGCTCTCCGCGGGAAGCGGGTGCGACGGTATCACCTGAAGCAGAAGCGGATAGCATCGACCGCCAAACGGTTTCAGGAACGGTACGGCCTCTAGCCTGCCTGACACTAACCCAGCCCGCTTCGGCGGGCTTTTTCATTTGGAGAACCACAATGGCAAAGCGTCCCATGAAGAAAGGCAGCAAGCCCGGCAAGAAGGGCTGCTGAGGTCTCAACGTATCAACTGGATAGTCCAATTTAATGGCCGGCCGCCCGCCCAAGGAAAAATCCTTCGCCAACATGCTCAACATCGCCATCAAAGAGGCGACTGAGGGCGGGGGGACAAAGCTGCGCGCAGTCGCTGACGCGCTGATCGCAAAGGCGATGAGCGGCGACGTGCCTGCGATCAAAGAGGTGGCTGACCGCATCGATGGCAAGGTCCCTCAAGCCGTTGTCGGAGACGAAGACCATCCGCCGGTCAGCCTCGTTCAGCGCATAGAGCGCATCATTGTCGATCCTTCAAATCCGCACGCCACGAGTATTCAGCCCGCTTCTTCAGCCGGCGAGATATAAGGGCGCCCACGGAGGTCGCGGCTCGGGAAAGAGCCATTTCTTCGGCGAGATGCTGATCGAGGAATGCCTTGCCGAAAAAGGTACCTTGGCCGTCTGCATCCGCGAAGTACAAAAGACCCTGGCGCAGTCCAGCAAGCGGCTGATCGAGAGCAAGATCCAGACGCTCGGCGTCGGCAACGAGTTCCGCGTCTTCAACGAGAAGATCGAAACCCCTGGGGATGGGATCATCGTCTTCCAGGGCATGCAGGATCATACGGCGGAGTCGATCAAGTCGCTCGAGGGCTTCCGCATAGCGGATATTGAAGAAGCGCAGACGCTTTCAGCCCGCAGCCTGTCTTTGTTGCGTCCGACCATTCGATCGCCCGGCAGCCAGATATGGGCGCGCTGGAATCCTCGCCGCAAGACGGACGCGGTTGATGAGTTTCTTCGGCTGAAGAAACCGGACAATGCGATCGTCGTTGAAGCCAACTGGCGCGACAACCCGTTCTGGACCAAGGAGCTCGAGGAAGAGCGCCAACTCGATCTCAAGCTCTACCCGGAGCGGTACGACCACATCTGGGAAGGCGACTACGCCAAGGCGTTCGAGGGCGCTTACTTCGCTGGCGTTCTGGCAAAGGCCAAGGCGGAAGGCCGGATAGGAAAGGTAGCGGCCGACCCGCTGCTTCCCATTCGCGCCTATTTCGATCTTGGCGGCTCGGGCGCGACTGCCGATGCTATGGCGATCTGGATTGTCCAGTTCGTCGGGCAGGAAATCCGGGTGCTCGACTACATCGAGGGCGTCGGCCAGGTCCTCGCCTATTACGTCAATGAGCTGCGGTCTCGAGGCTGGAGCAAAGCCTTGTGTGTTCTGCCGCATGATGGCGTGAACGAGAACAACATCACCGGCAAGCGGTACGAGCAGCATCTTCGCGACGCTGAATTCGAGACCAAGATCGTCAAGAACCAAGGCCGCGGCGCAGCCATGATGCGTGTGGAGGCGGTGCGGCGCATCTTTCCGAAATGCTGGTTCAACGAGACCACGACAGAGGCTGGGCGCGAATCGCTTGGCTACTACCACGAGAAGAAAGACGACCAGCGCAATGTCGGGCTTGGGCCTGAGCATGATTGGTCATCACACGGCGCGGACGCATTCGGCCTGATGGCGATCGACTACGAAGAGCCGAGCGCAACGAGCGCCTTCGGCCGTGAGTTGA